AGGGGCGATGAAAAAAAAGGAGATGTACAACCACACTCGCGAACCTTGACAATTAAATAATGTTAGTTAACAGGTAAACCCATAGGCTAGATAATAGTCTAGTATCAACTTATGGAAAGGATAAATCATGGAAAAACTTATTAATATGTGCTATTACACGGACGAGCCCGATAACGTGCGCGTTTGTATTATTCAGTGTAAGGACGCCATTACAATTAATGTTGATAATATGTATTGCGCGATGGAAATGCTTCGTAGCTTTCCTAGTGAACAGATTGATGGTGCAGCCGTACTTTACGATGATAATGGCGAGCATTTTAAGTTGGAATGGCATAAGTAGCGCAAAGGCTATTGCATCGCTTTAACAGGGTGCATTTAGCCTATGGGTTTACCGGATAACAAAAAAACATTGAAGGGGGTTATCATGGATGGTTATAACGGTATGATGGAACTTATTGATGCATTTGGCGAGTCGTATATTCTAGAATCGCTGATGAATGCTTTATCTGATGATGAATTATTCGACGCATATTGTTATATATGCAAGAATGAGGATTTTTCAGGGCATTATCTTGATGACTGCGATATGTAGCATCAATGTCGGGTGCATGGTATTACGTGTATGTGGGATTTTATCAACCCAGATAACGGGCGACCTATGCGAGCGTGTATCACTCCAAAGTGCAATCATTCTTATTACTTGTAGGTGGTTATAATGACAATTAAAAGGACTTTGTATAAATTGGTTGTAATGCATGGTGATGAAATGGTTTATGAATCTAAATCTTATGGCTATGCAGATGAACTTATGGAACTATATGACGTTATGAAAAAGATTTACGATGGTTTAGACTGCGATGTGGCTATTTTGAAAAGCGAAATTTCTGTTGAGTGTGTAACTCGCGTATAGGTAGCTATTCATCCGCCCGATTCGACGTGAAGATTTGGTGAAAATCATGTCGAATCGGGCGGGTGTTGGCCCATGGAAGCCGTCCACCTGGTAAAATGGATGGCGACGGAAAGCAATATACGAGAAAGGAAAGTTGTGATGAGCCGTCAAATTACGTTTTACAAGTTCGAGGTCGGAGTGCAGGGCATGAAGCAAGCGGCAGACGGGCGTTACGACCTTGTGCGCACTCCCGTGTGCGACGTCGAAGCAACGTCGATGACCAAATCGGAGATTCGCGCCGCTATCATGGAGGCGGGAGTCGCATGCCCGCGCGGTACGGACGTGTACGCCGACAAGGTGGGCAAGGTTCGCTACATGTTCGAGACTGCCGACCTGATGCGTATCTGCAAGGAGCGCCAGGAACTCGACCTCGACGGCAACCCCGTCGAAGATTAGGGGCCGATTGGGCGCACCCGGCCCTCATGCCGAAAGGCGCGAGGGTCGGGATGCGGTCAATCAATCCCCGTCAACGGGCGGGAGCCGCAAGTAGAAAGGGGACGTTATGTCCGATATGGAACTGATGAACATCGCCCAGGAGCTGAGCACCAACCAGACGAGCACTTTCTGCTCAATCCAAGGTGGGACGCTCGAAGCCAAGGCTGCCGTGTTCAACGCGTCCAACAACCCCGACCACAAGGTGGGGGACTATATCAACAAGGTTATCAAGGTCAAGGACGTTCTGGCCGAGCAAATCGAGATTGCTGACGAGGAGACCGGGGAGGTTCAGAGCGCGGTTCGCGTCGTCCTCATCGATACGGACGGGAAGAGCTACCAGGCCGTCAGCACGGGAATCTTCAACGCCCTCAAGAAGGCTATCGCGATTTTCGGCGCGCCTACTTGGGATGAAGGACTTCCCTGCCTTATCAAGCAGGTGAGCGTCGGCAAGGGTTCCATGCTCACGTTCGACGTTCAGCTCTAGGGACGGAAGGGTTCCGGGGCGCACCCTCAAGCGCCCCTTTCTTTGAAAGGGGAAGTTGTGAAGAAAAGTATTTTCTACTTACTTTCTGGGTTGTTAAGCTCTTCAGCCCTTTTCAGTTTTTGGGGTAGGAGGTAGCATGTACGTTCTGGGAAGGATTGCGCCAATCGTCGGCGTTCTCTTCGGGGTTTTCGGCGTCGGTGCTCTCGGAATGGCGATAGCTTACGGTTCCGTTGATTTGTTCTGGGTGGCCTTCATGGGTTTGGTTTGCTCTTTCTGGTTCATAGTCATACTGAAGGGAATCGTAGATGACAGATACTAAGCTGACTAGGAACGGCGTTTGCTACAATCTCGGATGCACGCCCTTCCACGCCGAGGTGGGCGGCTACGACTTCGCGTTCTCTTCGCGCACCCACCTGGAATCCTTCCTCCGGAAAACCAAGGTCAAGACTGAATGGCTGAACGACTCGCTGAGCCGTCGCTTCCACGTGACCGTGAAGGCCGACGAGCTTGCTTTGGTTCAACTTTACCAACAGGTCGAGACGAGGGGTTTCAGGGTAGTGTCGCCCTCCGGGACGGTCTACTACGCGCCCGAGACCATGACGTTCTGGGTTACGCTATGAGCGCGTTCAACTGGACAGCCGCAAGGCTCGACCGGCTCGCGAAGGCCGTCAGGGCCTATAACAGGGCGATAACGATGAGGGAGAGGGAGCTGGCGGCCGGCGGTGCTGAGCGGGATATAGCGTTACTCCCTCCCAGGGTAACGGTTTCCGAGGTCAAATCGAGGATACATACCGTTAACGATTTCCGCCGTATCGTCGGGTACGCCGGCGATGCGCGGAGGGGCAGGAGTTCCGAGCTTGCCCGTATCCTCAAATCATACGACCCTGAAGCCCTTTCCCTGACGCGCGATTCGGCGGGAAACATAGTGACCCGATACCAGGTCAAGGAGGACAGGCTCAACAAACGAGCCATAGCGCGCGAGCGCAGCAGACGCCGCAAGGCCATGGGAGAATCGGCTTTTCCCGGCGATGCGGCTTACGACTTCGGCGCCATGTCCGAACCGGAGTACCGGACCGCCATGGAAGATAACGACATGACGTTGGACGGCGAGGGCGAGCCGGATGACTCCTACGAGGACGTGGACCGGCAGACCAAGGCGCGATGGGAGTTCGAGGACAACAGGAACAAGCGTTCGCAGGTTACGCCCGATGCCATGGCCGCGGTGTATTTGAATACCTGGATGAACCCTGTGAACTTCCACTCCGCTATGCCCGGGTACCAAGACCTTATAGATGCTATCGATTGGATGCTCCGGAACAACGTCAACGCCCTCAACAAGATGTTCGACAGCGGTTACGACGAAATAGACCTGCAATTCATCGCCGAAAGCGGGGGCGCGAGGAACCCGTACAACGGAATTCCCTACGAAACCAGGCACAACAGGGCCGTGAGGTTCGTCGTCGGCTGGGCTGGAAAGGCGGGTTATCGTGGCTAGGGATATCGTCGATGTAGGTTATGCCGTCGATGACGAGTGGTGGGAGGGCGTGCTGATGCGCAGGAGTTACACAGCCGACTTCGAGACCACGACGGACTTAGACGATTGCCGAGTCTGGGCGGCCGCCGTTTGCGAGATTGGTGCCGAGGGATTGCCGGTCGAGCACGGGACTTCCATCGAATGGTTCATCGAATGGTGTGAAGAACATGCACAATGCAACGTATACTTTCATAACCTTGCATTCGATGGGGCATTCATCATGGATTGGTTGGAACGCAACGGATGGGAGTGGGTTCCCGACAGGAACCATGTATCCGACAAGACGTACATGACCATCATATCCGATGCTAACCAGGTTTATTGCATCGAGCTTTGCTTCACGCGTATGATGCGGGTGAAGATAATGGACTCGCTCAAAGTCATCCCGTTGTCAGTAGCTAATATGGCTAAATCGTACAACCTGCCTTTGATGAAAGGCCATATAGACTACGAAGCGCCCAGACCTATCGGTCATCAGCTGACGGAGGAGGAGATACGATATATAGACGGGGACGTTCGCATAACCGCCATGGTTCTTGAGACCTTCCTTAAGGAGGGTCTCAACAAGCTTACCGCAGGCTCCAACGCTTTATCCGACTACAGGGGGATGATGGGCGGCAAGAAAGGGTTCCGTCGTTGGTTCCCGCTTTTGGACGACGAGGAGGACGAGTTCATACGGAAGTCGTACCGTGGCGGCTTCACCTGGGTCAATCCGAAGTACCAGGGCAAAGAGCTAACGGAGGGGATAGTGTTCGACGTCAACAGCCTTTACCCGTCGGTCATGGCTTCCTGCGACGGGCAAAGGCTCCCTTACGGCAAGCCAGTATGGTTCGACGGCAAGCCCAAGCCCAACGACGTCTACGATTTATGGGTTGCCCAGGTAACATGTAGTTTCAGGGTCAGGGAAGGCCATATACCCTGCATACAGTTGAAGGGTAACTTTCGCTTCTCCCAGACGGAGTACCTTACCAAGAGCGATGGAGAGGTTACCTTCACCGTGACGAGCGTCGATTGGGAGCTTATAACCCAACAGTATCACATATACAATCTACGTTGGCACGGCGGATATGCTTTCAAGAGCGCGAACTTCCTTTTCCGAGACTACGTAGAGAAGTGGGTGGAGGTCAAGAACCAGGCCACTATAGACGGCAACTCAGGTAAACGCCAGATTGCCAAGCTCATGTTGAACTCGCTTTACGGGAAGTTCGCGACGCGGACGACCGTATATTCGAGACGTCCCATGCTTGTGGACGACGTTCTAAGGTACGTGGACCTGGAACCGGAGAAGAGGGACCCCGTGTATTTGCCGGTAGGCGTGTTCATAACGGCTTACGCCAGGTACAAGACGATAACGACCGCCCAGTCCGTGTACGATAGGTTCGCTTACGCGGATACGGACAGCATCCATCTAGTCGGAACGGATGTGCCGGACTGCATAGATGTCGACGATGTCAGGTTGGGAGCTTGGAAGCACGAGTCCACTTTTTGCAAAGCGAAGTTCCTGCGGGCAAAATGCTATCTGGAGTACGAGGTGGGAAAGGAATTCCCGACCGTGCACGTGGCCGGTATGCCCGCGTCGTGCCATTCGCAGGTAGCGATGGACAACTTCGACTTCGGAGCATCGTATGACGGAAAGCTCTATACGAGAAGGGTGAAGGGAGGAATAGTCCTGGTTCCCGACAAGATGGAGATTCGCGAATAAAATATCTTTTTCTTATATTGACGTTCACCTCCTTTCGGCGATACAATCTGCACGGCAGCGTCGAAGGGAGGTAATACTATGCCATACGTATTCGTAGAGGAGCTTGAAGAAGGCCAGGAAGAAGCCCAAGTGGTCGATGCATCGGCGTACAGCGCTTTGCAGTTGGAATACGACACCGCAGTCGGAGCGCGCGATATGCTCCAACAGTCCGTAGACGCGTTGGAGCAGGAACGCGACGACCTTGCCGAGGAACGAGACCACCTTGCCGGTGAACGTGATGCGATTGCAAGCGAGCGCGACGGTCTAGCCGCCCAGCTGGACGATGCTAAGACCAAGTTCGCCGATGCCTTCCTATCGTCCCCGCAAAGGGCCAAGGAGGTACAGCGGGAGGATGCGGCGGGCGAAGGGCGAACCTACACGTTCGACGAGCTATTCGCAGGAAGGAACAAGTACCATGCCAATTAAACCCACCGAGGTGGAACTCAACGCTATCAACGTTATGAAGTCAGACCCCGATTTCTCGCGGCGCACCATCGAGACCATCATCAACGAGACCCCCGTTCTCAAAGATGCGCTTCTGGAAGCGGGACTAGTGGAAGAGGTGAAGAACGATGCCTAATCCGGTTCGCATTCCCGACGATACCCGCTCGATTCATAAAATCGGCGAGTTCATCATGTCCTATCAACCTTACCAGAACGCTTACCTCAACGCCCTGGTCAATCGAATCGGCCGCGTCCTGGTGACGTCGAGCATCTGGAACGACCCCTGGGCCGTGTTCGACAAGGGACGTCTCGAATACGGGGAGACGGTGGAGGAGATTTTCGCGAACGTCGCCAAGCCGTTCACTTACGACCCCGCCGAATCCGAGACCAAGCTCTACAAGCGGCACATCCCCGACGTCCGGGCGGCTTTCCATTCGATGAACTGGCAGAAGGTCTATCCCGTCACCGTCAGCAACGACCAACTCCGACAGGCGTTCATCTCTTACGGCGAGATGACTTCCCTTATCGCCTATATCGTCGATACCCTTTACACCGGCATGTCCCTTGACGTGTTCCTCACCAAGAAGTACATGCTCTGCCGAGAGGCCCTTAACGGCGGTATCTACACCGTAGTCACCGCGCCCATCAGCGGCACCAACGCCAATCCCGAGGACGCAGTGGAGAAGTACCGCGAGTACACCAACAACCTCACCTTCCTCAAGACCACGTACAACCGCGCCCATGTGCGCAACCATACGCCCATCGACAAGCAGGTCATCATCGTCCCGAACAAGGCCGAAGCAGTAATCGGCGTGAAGGTTCTCGCAGCGGCTTTCAACCTTTCCGAGGTTGACTATATCAGCCGTCGAATCGCCGTGGATTCCTTCGAGTTCGACGCCGATGACGAGGAGCGCCTGGCCCTTCTGTTCGCCAACGACGATACTTACGTGCCCTTCACCCCCGAGGAGAAGGCGGCTCTCCGGAAAATCAACGCCGTGAAGCTGGACACCGACTGGTTCATGTGCTTCACGAACTTCGAGCAGTTCACGGAGAACTACAACGGTCTGGGACTGTACTGGCAGTACTTCTACCATGGGTGGCGAATCTTCTCCGTTTCGCCGTTCGCGAACGCGGTGCTGTTCACCGAGGAAGCGTCCAACATCAAGACCGTCAAGGTATCCCCGACCACGGCCAACGTCGCCCAGGGGACGTTCATTCAGATGAGCGCAACGGTTACCGGGACGGGATTGTTCGACAAGGCCGTTACGTGGAGCATTTCGTCCACCTCGGATTTGGCCAGCGGGACTTCCATCGACGGCGGCACCGGCCTTCTGCGCGTTGCGGCCGACGAGGTGGCGGGCACGGCTATCACGGTGACCGCCACCGCCGTGGACGGCAAGACCGGAACGGCCACCATCACCGTAGTGGCAGCGTCCTAGGTTTTCGCCTTACTCGCCTGGGGAGGACCGTCAAGGCCCTCCCCTTTTTCCATAAGGAGGTAGAATGTCCCTTCCGAACTACGCGCCTTCGGGGAAGATACTGTTCGGTTCCGTTCCTTGGGGAGACGGGTACTCCAACGTTCGCTTGTACTCTTCCCTGAGCGAGCAGTATAACGACATAGCCAATATGATGACCTTGTCAAGCGAGGGATACGTTTACATAGGCAGGAACAGGCGTCTGAAAGTGGATATCGAAGCCGACAGGCTTTACCATTGCAATTACTGCATGTATCGCAACGATTCCCTTACGGACGGGTTCATCTACTGCTTCGTCAGCGATGTCGAGTACATCAACGACAACACCTCCGAGGTTACATTGACTACGGATATTTTCCAAACGTACCTGTACGGTGTCGATTGGACGGTCCCGCCTTGCTTCATAGAGAGGGAGACGGTTGCAAGCGAGAGCGAAGCGTACCTTCTAACCCCGGAGCCGGATTTTCCGTTAATCTACACCGTAACGGAGGAGAACCATTTCTGGTTCAACAAAGGCGGGTACGTCGTCTTCACATCCGCGACGCCTAAGCAGAACGATAACTTGGCGGAGGATATCATCAATCCGTCGGGATGGTATGCCCAACCGGCGCCGGTGCACGTCTACAAGGGCATTCCCAACGGCTGCAACATCTACTACTGCCCCGTAGACACGACTTCCGGGCATAGCGAGGAATTGGAACTGCTGCTGAACGGTCTGACGTTTGCCGGCAGCACCGATTCGGTGTCGGCGATAGTCTCCCTTCCATCGTTCGTCCTCAGTGGTTTGAAAAAGGGGATAAACGAATCGGACGAGCTGATTCCCCAAGACGGGCACACGACCCCGGTCGCGCAGATAGGCATACCCGAGAGGGGCAGCAGCGTAGACGGGTACACCCCTCGCAACAGGAAGCTGCTCTATTATCCTTACACCTACTGCAACCTCACCGATTACAACGGGAGCGTGAGCGAGCTTCGCTACGAGCTTCGCACCGGCACGGAGAGCCAATGGGTCGCGGATATCAAATCATGCGTATCGACCGCATGCGAAGCTTTCGTATATCCCACCAACTACATGGGAGTGAGCAAATGCTTCTCCGCTGGTATAGTGTGCAAATGCGGCGCCCTTGGCTCATGGAACAACAACTCCTTCGCCAATTGGATGGGACAGAACGGCGGGAGGATAGCCCTCGAAGCGGGGAGCATGCTCCTTGCGGGGGCGGGCGGCATGTCCTCCGTCGGGAAGGCGGCGTCGGCGTTGAGCAGACGGGACGCGCTCACGGGGATTGCCGGTTCGCACAACACCATGCATGCTTCCGCTTCCGCTAAAGCTTCCGCACGAAGGGAAAGGGCGAACCTCGCTTCCTCCGCTTCCGGTGACATCGGGAACGCGATGACGCAACTGGGCTTCGCAGGAGGAGCCGCAGGCGGTCTGTATTCCGAGGTCACGAACGCGATGCATCAGCCCACCACGGCCAGGGGAGAGGTCGAAAGCAACGTCATGTTCGGAACGGGCGTTCAGGGGGTGCATTCGCAGCGTATAAACGTCGTTGCGAGCGTAGCCAAGCAGATAGACCAGTTCTTCGACCGATTCGGATACGCAGTCGAGAGGATAGAGGCTGTGAACATAACCTCGCGTCCCGTCTGGAACTACGTCAAGACCCAGGCATCGGTGGCGAGGTCGGCGAACGCGGCGGCGGGAAGCAGCGCCCCGTTCACCCGGGGCAGGGGCACGCCCGCGGACGCGTTGGAGGTTATAGGGAGCGCGCTTGATTCCGGTGTGACTTTCTGGCATACTACATCGGGATTCGGGGACTTCTCCCAGGACAACTCTTTGTAGGAGGTGATTGGATGTACAGTGGCATGTTCATGCCCGACGGAATGGTCCCGCCCTCGATAATGCAGGACGGGGCCAGGGCGCAGAACGCCGAGACGTTCATCACGAACCAGGATACCGCAGCCATGTTCATGTGGCGTTTGATGAACCTTGCCGTGAGCGTATTCAAATGGAGCAACCTTCCCAAGGGCGTTGACGAGCGCATGATTGAGTTCTGGCTTCTACGGGACGGGTTCGTAGGCTTCTTCTACGACGAGATGCTCAAATCCGACGAGAAGAGAAGGGCGCCGGAAGGTTACGCCGTGCTTCCCATGATGGTTCAAGGACAATGGGACATCTACGAGTACCCGAAGGATAGGAAGGCTTACGCCGTAAACGGGTTCCAATACGATTGCGACGAGAGCAACTCGGTGATAATCTTCAACAACTACCTGCGGGTCCCGATGTGGTTGACCTTATGGCAGTACGCCTTCCGCCTGGCCGAAACGCAGCGGACCATAGACATCAACGTAAGGCAGCAGCGAACGGCCAGGGTAATCAGATGCGACGAGTCCCAGCGTTTGACGTACCTTAACGCGGCCAAGGAGGTGGACGAGGGCAGGAATTGGGTGAAAGGCGAGAAGAACCTGGATTTGAACGGGTTCCAGGTATTCGATATCACCACGCCTTACGTGGGAGGGGAACTCCAGGTCTACAAGCACCAGATTTGGAACGAAGCCCTCACGTACATGGGAATCGAGAACGTCAACACCGACAAGAAGGAACGTCTCATCTCCGACGAGGTTGTGAACAACATGGGCGACGTCGAAGCGGAGCGCTTCACGCGGTTGAATGCGAGGAAACAGGCCTGCGACGAGATTAACGAGCTGTTCGGGTTGAACGTGGACGTCGAGTTCCGCAGCGGAACCTATATCCGAACCGGTGCAACGGGCAATGCGCAAGTCGAAGTGGAAGCCGATAGCGATTCCTCTGTTCCAGGTGATGACTATGAGTAAGTACACGACTCTTCTCAGGTGGCCGGTCGAACAGGCCCTCGACGATTTGAATCTGGAGCACGCGGAGCCGAACTGGCCTAGAATCTACGGCGTCGTCGGGTTGGACGATTATCCGATATTCGACGAATCCCATCGTCAGGTTCTGAACGATAAGATTATACGCGCCTACTATTTCCGGGAAATAGGGTTCGAGACCATGGGACTGTTCCGATGGAAGCTTCGCCAGCGAATGCTGGAGATTATGCCGTACTGGAACAAGATGTACGAATCCGAATTGATGGTCACTGACCCGATGCTTTCCAAGAAAATGGATTTCACGGAGGAATGGACCAGGGACGAGGATATCGGAATCGCCAGGACGGGCAGCGAGGACAGGAGCGGGAAGTCGTCGGCAGCTTCCACGGCTTCATCCACGTCCGACGATAGGAGCGTGTTCCAAGACACGCCGATGAACGGTCTGGACACCGGGGCTATCGAATCGATGGACTATGCGACGACCGTGACCATGGACGATGGAAGCTCGTCCTCCTCGTCGTCCAATACCGGCGAATCATCCGCCAAGTCCTCCACCAAGGACGATAGCAAGGAGTTGGGCGACTACGAGGGTACGAGGAAGCACCACGAGGAAGGTTTCGACGGTTCGCAGTCGGATTTGCTATTGACTTACCGAAAGACGCTTGTTAATATCGACCTCGAAATAGTGCGAAGCCTTGACGATTTGTTCATGAGACTATGGTAGGAGGTAGCATGGTTTCTTCTTTCCCGTACGCTTGCGCAGCCGGCACCAGGCTCGGATACTGGTGCCAACTCGTGCTGCCCGCCGCTTACGACGATTCTCTTTCATATTACGAGCTTCTGTGCAAGGTCGTGAAGTACATAAACGACCGTAAAGACGAGTACAACGAGCTGGTGGACGTCGTAGCGAAGAACGCCGACGACATAAAGCAGTTGCAGGACGATTTCCAGAAGTTCATCGACAGCGGTTTCGACGAATACTATGCCGACCAGGTAATCAAGTGGATTGACGCCCACATGGAATTCATATTCCAGAATACGGTGAAACAAGTGTTCTTCGGCCTTACCTCGGACGGGTACTTCGCAGCGTACATCCCCGGTTCATGGGACGATATCATCTTCGATACCGGGATGGACTTCACCGATGATTCTTACGGGCGCCTTATCCTGAGATGGAACGTGGACAGCGTGCACCCGGTGAACCAGACCAGGGAGACGAGGGAAGAGAGACCGCACGGAATAGCTTCTAGGAACGGAGATTGAAAATGGCAAACCTTGAAACCGACTACGCAGGGGTTCGAGAGTACATCGGGGCGCGTTACGTCCCAGTGTTCGCCGACCCCGTTGAATGGAGCGATGCGCGCGCCTACGAGCCGCTGACCATCGTGACGTACCAGGGCGCGAGCTACACGTCCGCACGGTACGTCCCGACGGGCATCCCGATTTCCGACGAGAGCTACTGGGTGCGCACGTTCGACTTCGACGCCCAGGTGGAAGCCTACCGCACTGAGACGCGCAAGGTGGCGTCGGACCTGGCGAACGAGACGCAGGCTCGAATCAGCGGCGACGACGAGTTGTCCACTCGTATCTCCGCGGAAGCCACGGCCCGCCAGGACGCGGACGATGCCATCCATTCCGTTATCGACAAGCTGGACGTCGCCGTCCCGAATGTTAAGTTCTCCAACGCGAACGGCGATGACCTGCTGGGCATTGACTTCACGTTCGCCGACGGGAAGAAGCGCCTTCTCTACGCGGGCGACGACTTCGTGCGCTTCTTCGACCCAGTGGAGCAAAAACAGCTGTGGTCGATTGACTCCTTCTACATGACGTACGACGCGAAACCCGATATGCGCGTGAACTACAGGAACAACATCGCTTTCGTCAACTTGGCGGGATACGTCGTCAACTGGCCTGCTTCGCCGACGCGCGAATGGCTCCAGATAGCCACCCCCGAGGAGCTGAAGCTCACCTTCCCCATGGGAGGAATCTCCCATTACTACGCGGTCATGAACACCGACTACGAGTCGCTGACGAGTTCGGCCACGTGCAGGCTCGGGAGCGACGGGCTGTTCGTGCGCTACTCTTCGACCGAGGAAGCCACGTTCTATCTGTACGGGCAGCTGGGAGTGACGGCCACGGCGTATCGCACGTCCGCCGCCGCGACGTATCGCGCGTCCGACGACGGGGAACTCCTGGAAGATTGGGTAATCGTCGTGGACGACCCGACGGGCGACGACCCGATGGGCGAGCTATGACGGTCACCATCCCGAACCCCAAGTTCCGCGACGAGTACGCGCTCAACGACCTCCAGGGGCAGATTGACGCTATCGTCGGTCAGAGCGGGGACCTGACCGCCCTGGCCGACAGGGTGACGGCCGTGGAGGGCGTCGCATCCGACGCCAAGTCCACGGCCGATACGGCCTTGGCCGACGCCGACAGCGCGAAAGCCAAGACGGACAAGCTGACGGTAAACGCTTCATCCGTCGGGTTCCTAAACGTCAACGGAACGAACGACACGCCGGGGTTGAGCATAGCTCTTCCAGGGTACAACCGTTTCCTTTACTGGAACGACAACTCGCTAAGTCTTTGGAACTCCGACGATGATTCCCAGCAATGGGGAATTCGGGCGGATTTGATGAAATATTCGTCCTTCACCGCTAATACGGACCTTCGCGTGCTCTACCTTAACGGAAGCCTGATAATCAACTTGTCTGGAAAACTTGTGACGTTCGACGGCACCGGTGACTGGTTAAGGGTGGCGACCCTGGACGAGCTTCACATAACGCAGTTCATAGGCTTGACCCCGGTATACGCGGCCTGCAACAGAGGATACGAGGACGGTTACGAGGTCACGTTGAAGCTTCAGGGCGATGGGCTGTTCGCCCGCTCCGGGTATGCGTCCGGGACCTATCCCGTCTACGGGCAGCTGGTGGCGTTCGCCTGGGCGCTCCCCGGGTCGAAACCGATGTCATTGCCCCGTAAGAGCAAACAGGCCCGGGTTCGGAACGCGGAGCCGGCCGCGGACGATGGAGGATTGCCGGTTCCCGACGACGGGCTGGAATTCGCCGTGATGGGAGGATAGCATGCGCGGTATCGACATCAGCAACCATCAGAAGGACCTGGACATCTCATCCGTGCTCCCCAACGTGGGATTCGTGATGTGCAAGGCTACCGAAGGGCTTTCCTTCGTAGACGCGTACTGCGACGGATTCGTGCAGAAATGCATTTCAGCGGGGAAGCCCTGGGGTTTCTACCATTTCGCCGGTACCGAGAAACCGGAGTACGAAGCGTCCTACTTCATGGAGCATGCTTACAACTATTTCGGGGCCGGCCTGCCCATGCTCGATTGGGAGGGCGAACAGTCCGTCGATTGGGTCAACCGTTTCGTGCGAACCGTATACGGGGAGATGAAGGTCTGGCCGGTAATCTACGGTAATCCGTGGCGATTCAACCAAGGCGGCGTCGAGCCTAATTGCGGACGATGGGTTGCGTCGTATCCGAACTGGTATCGTCCTTCGCTGAGCATCGAATTGCCGGAACCGCCCGAGACCGACGGCCTGGTGTGCGCGTGGCAGTTCGCGAGCGACGGCGTTGTCCCGGGCGCCGAGGGTTGGGAGCTGGATGTGGACGTATTCTACGGGGACGAAGCCGCATGGGAAGCTTACGCGGTCGGAGAGCGCGGAGGAGCTTCCAACCCGGTCAGCGATAGCGTATCGGTGCTGGAGAACGGGGAGTACAGAATCACGGTGGAAAGGAAATAGCATGCCGTACACCGTTCTCGGAGCCCTGGGAAAATGCGAGCTTTTGAATGGATGCACCTCGACGAATTCGACGGCGCTTCTCACTCTGAACAACTGCGTGATAGTCTGCGGTGATTATACCTTCGATGCGACGGCTTACGATATGAAGTTCGCAAAACTTCCCAGGGAAGAAATGTTTCCCGAGGAGATTATACGCGTACCGGTTATGTGCGAGGTCGAGTTCCTTGGAAATCCATGCTATGTGAACACGTATATGGATGTTGACACGGAAGGCAATATGAGCGTCCCGCTTAACGGTGCCGTTACGGTGAAGTTGGAGAATACCATAATCCCGATAAATTCGCGCTACTACAACGATGCAATAGGGAACAACACTGGAAATGGTACTTCACCTGGATATATTAAATAGGAGGAGATATGGGAGAGGCTTTCATAATATGCTGCATATTCATCCTGCTGGACATCATAAGCGGGATAGCGGCCGCGTTGAAGAGTAAGAGCCTTTCGAGCACCGTTATGCGCGAAGGACTCTACAACAAGCTTGCCGAGATTCTTCTGCTGCTTCTATCTGCGGTATGCAATTTCGTGCTTGATATGCCGCCGTTCCATCAGCTGGGCATACCGCCTGAGATTTCTTACGTCGTAGCTGCATACGTGGTGTGCATGGAGATTCTTTCGACAATCGAGAACATATGCATCCTCAATCCTGATATCCCGCTTGCGAAGCTTCTCATGATTTTCAACATAAAGCTTGACAAGAACGATTCAATTGATATAAAATAGCAACGGCACCTGAGAAGTAAAGGTTCGCTATTCCTAGAAGCCTACGGTGAAACGTACTGGGAATAAATTGGAGATTGGCTTACTCTGTGAACCACTTGTCGGAATGCCAAAACCACTTTGCCCGTCCCTTTGCTGATGCCTAGGGGCGGGCGTTCCATAAAGGAGGAACAATGCGTTACGCTTTCAATTCTACCAATCCCAATCTTAATTATGCTGTTAATCAACTGAACAGAAATAACAATATATTTGCTGGGCTTCTTGGACTTGTTAAGGATATAACAGATAATATAGTTGCAGGAGCTGGCGCTATAGCAAGCGACTATCAAGTCGAAGTAGCAGTAAATTGGGCTATTGATAAAGTTACTTCTAATGTAATCACATATAGCCAAGAAAATAGAAACTTAAAAAATACTCATGCTACTAGTTACGACTGCTCATCATTTATTATTACAGCTTTCTATGCTGCTGGCTTGGATATTAGCGCAACCACTACCCGCGATATGATTGCAGGGTTCACAGCAGCTGGATTCAAGTGGATACCTGGTAGGGTATGGTATTCCGACCAACTTCAAAGAGGTGATATTCTTCTTAACACTACGTATCATACCCAAATGTATATAGGTAACAATCAAGATGTGAACTGTGGGTCTACACCAGCTTGTGTAGATTTTCACTCTATTGATTATGGCGGCATAGGATGGGATGGTATTCTACGCCATGAGTAAATATTGGGACATACGAAAAACTCTATCCCATAACTGCCTGTTCAACTTTATCATCAGCCTTCGCGGTGGTGGTAAGACTTACGGATGCCTTCAATACTGTGTAGACAAATACTTGAAGGAGAAGAAGGAAGGTAGAACATGGCAGTTCGTATACGTGCGAAGGCAGGAAAACGAACTTAAAAAGCTTACCATTTCTAGAGGTGGACGTTTGTTCGCATCAGTGGAAAAGGAATTTCCTGGGCATGTTCTGAAAGCTGAATCGAATACTCTATACTGTGATGGTGATATTTGCGGGTATGCCGTTCAACTATCAAATGCTTTCACTCAAAAGTCTGATTCATTTCCCTATGTGCAGATGATTATCTTCGATGAGTTCATCGCAGTTAAACGTTCCAGTTATTTAAATGACGAGGTTACTAAATTCCTTGAACTCTATGAGAGTATTGCACGCCCAGGAACAGACCACCCTACTGTGCGTGTTTTCTTCCTTGGTAATGCTGTTACTCAAACTAACCCTTACTTTGAATACTTCCGTCTTGAAAGACCTTATCAGGGTGAGTTTAAAAAATTCGGTACTACTAAGGATATTCTTGTACAAGATGTAGATGTGCCCGAATTACAGAAGGATAAACACGAATCAAGATTTGGCCAGTTGATTGCTGGTAGTGAATACGCTGCATATGCAATTGATAATGAATGGCTAGAAGATGATAGTGATTTTATCGGCCATAAAACTAAAGACTGCGAATACCGTATGAGTATTCGTTATAATGGTAATTGGATTGGTGTATGGTTCGACCCAATTGAATGGATTTACTATATCAGTAATAGCGTTGATTTACAATATCCGACAAAGTATTCAGCTACTACAGACGACCATAAGCCTAATATTATGCTTATGAAAAACGCTCGAAACATGAACTCTTTTAAGCACCTTATTGATTATTACAATTCTGGTGCTATTCGGTATGAGAGTATCAAACTTAAGAGTTGGTTTCGTGAAATAATGCGAATGTTGAATTGTAGGTAATGATATGCAAATTGATTGCTTTCGTAGAAACTTCTACACAGATGTTTGTACCCCTAAGTGCCCATTTAGGTGCGAATGTGAAAGAGAGCATACTAAGAGAATCGTTAAGAAAAGTTTTCCACAACA